GTACACAAACCCGCACATGCATATCGAAGGCGAGACGGACAAGCCAGATCGCTACAACATCGTCGGCGACAAACAGATCGACAACATTTCGTTGGCGAGGCTGATCGCGGAATACGCCGGACGACCGCTGAAGTTCAAACTGGAAGACTTTGCAGTCACGCGGCCGGGCCACGATCGTCACTATGGCCTCGACGGCTCGAAACTGGCTGCGCTCGGCTGGAAGTCGCCAATGTCCTTAGAGGATAGTCTGCGCAAAACTGTGCGCTGGTATGAGGAACACCCCGAATGGCTCGAACCCCGCTAATTCTGGTCCAATCCTGCTTCGCTGACCGCGTCGGCGGTCGGCAACAAGCGGCGCGCGAGACGTGGCTGCACCGCTGGCGGCATTGGGTGCAGGCGTATTTCGTGCTCGGTGTCAGCGCCGATATCGGTATCCAGGGAGATGAATTGCTTCTTGACGCGCGAGACGACTACTACGGCACACCATTCAAAACACAGGCAGCGCTTAAATGGGTGCTCCGCAACGACTACCGCCGCGTCTTCCATTGCGCCGTCGTCACGTGGGTAAACGTCCCGGCGCTCCTCGCGGCGGATTGCTGGCGTTCGGAATACATCGGGCACCGCTGCGCGGAGTCGGACGGCGGCCACGCGAGCGGCGGCAACGGCTACTGGATTGGCGGCAATGCAATGGCGATTGTCGCCCAAGCTGATCCGGTACCAACTTACGAGGATTTATGGGTTGGCACCGTGCTCCGTCAAAGTGGCATTACGTGCGAGCACGATCCGGACTATGGCAACGGCAACATCACGACTCACACCTTCACAGCCGAAGGCATGAGAAAGCGCGGCAATGAAGTTTAAGATCGTCTCCGGCTACATCCCGATTGAAGGTCTGCGCAATGCCACGCCGACCGTCTTCCGCCAACGCGGCGAGGGACTGAAGCGCGCCGTCTCCGGTTTCCCGGCGAAGTTTTTCGAGGGCTTCCATCTCGAAGATTGTTGGGCGCACGAGTACATCGTGAACCTGCACCGGCCGCGGCCGATCGAACCCTACACTCATTCGGACGAAGATCGATTTCCGACACGCGAGCATCACTTGCTGTCGTGCATAATCATGCACCAGAAACAGGAATGGATGTGCCTCGCCGCTATCGAAGACCCTGAACCGGACGTCTTTGTCTGTATCGACTACGGCGTTCTGAAGCAACACGAGATGAGCGAGGAAGTGATCGCGCGGTTCTGTCAGCGACTCGCAAACCGCTCCCGCATGCCGATTTGTGAAGCGCCGGGCATCCGCCAGCAGCAGCCGGTCGATGCTGACGAGAAGTCATGGGACCGTTTTTGCGGCTCCGTTGTGCTTGAACCGCGCAGTCAGTTATTCGATTTGTCGCGCGCAATGAAGCAATGGTCTATGCACGATATCGAGCGGTCCGGTAAAATCAATATCGAGTCAAACGTGCTGGCACACATGGAAAACTCGGGCTTCCCGTTTCGCTGGTACGCCGCGGGATGGGGTCGACCGATGTTTGATAATTTGCCGGAAGATTGAACAACCAACCATACGAAATTTGATTATTGCAAATATCGGGTTGCTGCGTTCTTTTTTGCATGATAGTCATACGCTCAATTCAAGTGATCCCCGCGCCTCGACGTGCTCCATGGTGAGCGACTCGGCCGGGCTTTCACAGTAGACCGCGGCCCTCCATGTGGGGAGGCGACGGCGATAAGTTTTTCGCTTTAGCAACCCAAGAGGGACGCCATGACCAACGTTTCAACCACCATCGCTGATGTTGTTGTACCGGCAATCTTCACGCCGTATACGCAGCAACTCACCATGGAGAAGACCGCGATCATCCAGTCGGGTATCGCGGCTCGCGACGACTTTCTCGACGGCTTGCTCGCCGGCGGCGGTTTGACCTTCACGGTCCCGTCCTGGCAGGACATCGGTGATCCGGCCGAGAACGTGTCGAGCGATAATCCGAACACGACCTCGACCCCGAACACCACGCAGACCTCGGCCGAAGTCGCCGTGCGACTCAGCCGTAACGCGTCCTGGAGCACGATGCGCCTCGCCGCGGCACTGGCCGGTGCGGACCCCATGCAGTCAATCGCTGCACGCGTGTCCGACTATTGGGTCCGTCGTCTGCAGCGCGCTTTCGTCGCCACGACTCAGGGCGTCTTCGGCACCAACGAGAACGTGGATGCCGGTGCGACCTACGGCGGGTTCGGTGTGAAAGCCGAGTACGGCGATCAGGGCGACTTGTCCAACGACATCAGCGCGGGTGGCACTTACTCCGCTGGCGTGACCGACTTCTCGGCGAGTGCCTTCATCGACACTTGCACGACTCTCGGTGACGCGGCGGAGGATGTGACTGCAGTGTTCATGCACAGCATCGTCTACGCCAAAGCGCAGAAAAACAACCTGATCGACTTCATTCCTGACGCTGAAGGTCACGTGAATATCCCGACCTTCCTCGGACGGCGAGTGATCGTCGACGACGGTATGCCCAACCCGGCCGGTGACGCCACCGCGGGAGCGCGTACCGGCAGCGGCACCTATCATACGTGGCTGGTCGGTCCGGCCAGCTTCCGACTCGGTGTCGGTACTCCGATTGTTCCGACCGAAGTCTTCCGTTACCCGGATCGCGGTAACGGCGCTGGCTCGGACATTCTCTATAACCGTGTCGAATGGTGCATCCATCCGGTCGGTCACGCGTTCGTCGCGCAGTCGTCTCCGTCGACTTATGAGGGCGGACCCTCGAATGCGGTGCTCGCCACCGCCGGGTCGTTCGTCCGGGTCTTCCCGGAGCGCAAACAGATCAAGCTCGCTCGCTTGATCACGGCCGAGTCGCTCGCCACGCCCGGCTCATACCGGGGCGTCTAATCGGACGCGGTTTAAGTTAACGGTCGGATGTCAAGTCAAACTTGACATCCGACTCGATCTTCAAACCAGTGAGTACGGTCATGCCAATCTTCGTTCCCGACAAATCCGCTTCCCCGCGACTCTATCAGCGCCACGAGCATTATGCGCGGCCCGCTCGGCTGCGCTACTCGGCGCAAAAGTTTCGGTTCCTCAATCTGGAAGCGACTCGGATTTCATCTTCGTTCGCGGGCATCTTCAACTTTCTAAAATCGAATTCTGCGTTCGAGATTTCCCAAGTGGCTGGTACGGGCAACCTAACGACTGATCCGTATTCGGCCACCAGCGCCTAAAGAATTCGGCGCGGTCTGAGGGGGGACTTCCGGCCGCGCCGGGGCCGGCCCCGGCGGCGAAAGCTTCCGGGGCCACGAATTCCAGCTTCTCCGATCGAGCGCCCTTGGGCGCGAAGTCGGGGCGGCCTTGGCCCTCGGGGGTGCCGCTTTCCGTTCTCTGCCGCAAGGCGGGGCGCGGCGGCGGCCCTCCCGGGGCGCTCGGGCAAGTTCCCCAAGCAAATGAGGACTATCATGGCCACGACTCAGGATTTGAAAACCAAAATCGCGTCAGCGCTTTCGCAGCTTGATCACAAAAATCCAGAGCATTGGGTTGACGATGGCTTGCCGCGTACTTCCGTTGTGCGCACGCTGGCGGCCGACGAAACGATCACCCGACAGAACATCAACGAGACCGCGCCCGGCTTTGCTCGCATGGCCAGCAAGCCCGACGAAACTGTCGACGCGGCCCCTATCGAGTCTTTGACTCAGGGCAGTGCGCCGGAGGCGGCTACGACCGAGTCAACGGTGGCTGATTTGACAGACCTCAATCCGGAGGATGTTCGCAGCGCGCTGCACGCTCGCACGGTCGCCGCGGAGCAAGCCCTCGCGGAAAACGCAAAGGCCATTCAGGAATTGCAGTTCAAAGCGCGCGAACTTGGCAAGACGCTCCAGAAAGCGCGGCAAGATGAGATGACGAAATTTCCGCCGCTCACGGCCGCGCAAAATATCCAACTTCATCTGCGCTCGGAATTCGAGAAGCGATTGGCGATGGCTCAGGGGCGTGCGCCAAGCGGCGGGAACATAGTCGATTACGGCGGGGGTGCCGGTCGGCGCGTTGGCAGTCCGAAGCCGATGGCTCTCGGCATGGACGGCAAACTCGTTATTCCGCAATCGCGCAATGAGATCGCGCGTCAAGCCCGGCGTGCTTTGCCGTCCGCTGGCGTCGGGGCTGTCCCGCAGCAACGGTAAGCGGTCCAGATGAAGGATCGCACCGATGATGGGAGATGTCACTCGACTCGATAAAACCGGACAACTCCCGGCGCTAGGACGCGGCGATTTCTCTTTCGCCATGCGCGTGTCCGGCTCGATGAGCCTACTCACGTGTGACCCCTGGAAAATTTTCTGCGAAGAGGACCCGGTCGTCGCCGGGCACCTGAACGCATTGCTCGCGCCGAACTGCGACTTCCACACATTCGATGAAGTGATGCCGGGTAGCCATGTCGCGCTCGTGCGCAGCGGCAATAGAATTCACTGGTATGTCGACGGTGTGCTCGATAATCAGGATAGCGGACTCGCTCACCTGGACCTCACCGCGGGAACGTATGATTGCGATGCCGATGATGCCGTGCTATTTGAGTACGGTTTGACACCGCAGGAAGTTAGTCGGCTTTATCGGGGAATTAAGCTATGACGTTGTCGCGATTGCAAGCGGGTCTGTACTACGCGCGGCGCAACCGGCTTAATCGCTCGATTGTTGCGGGCCTCGCCGCGTGGTCGAACGGTCTTTCTATCACGACCGCGGG